AAAGGTAAAGATAGAAAATCTATCACCCTTACACCAGAGACCACAGCAACAGACCTGTTAGGTCATTACATACTAGAGGGTAACAATGGTATGAAATGGAACGATGGCGTTGCTATACAAATGTGGAAACGAGGTGGCAGGTTAGTACTAAACGAGATAGACCATGCAGGTCAAGATGTTAGTTCAATACTACATGCTTTGCTAGATGATGTAGAGTTCGCAGAGCTAACACTACCTAACGAGGAGAAAGAAATCGTTAAACCTGCAAAGGGATTCCAAGTCATAGCAACTATGAACGGAGAGCCTGAGGATTTATCCGAAGCACTAAGAGATAGATTCCCTATCAAGATAAACATAACTGATATACACCCATCAGCTATTGATAGTTTAGATAACAAGATTGCTAGTGTAATGCTAGATGTTGCAGATTCTAATACTTCTATTCGTAGCTTCATGGAATTAGACAGGTTGATTAACAAGCAAGGTGTTGATTTAGATACTGCTCTATACGCTGTATTCGGACATGATGAGGACTTTGTAGAGTCTATGATAGAAGCCTTTACAGTTACCGATTCAGATGAAGTCTTTGTAGAAAACGAAAACTAATGTCGTTATTTAGTAAAAGAGAATATGCTAAACCTGTACCAAAACACTTACCTAACCTAGCGTTACAAGGTAATGTAGTGCAAAGGTACTCGTATGAGAAAGGTGTCAATAATCCTAGAGGTAGGCACGGAATACCAATTCCAAATAGTGCTTACAATACTCAGCATGATGTTAATAGGGCAATGTTATTACAAACCCTGCGTAAGAAATATTTTACCCATGCTAAGTACAGAGGAGATATTGATTGGGATATTATGGCTGTTGCACAGACTTACTGCATACTACCATTTGCAAGAGCAGTAACAGTCAAAGTAAACAAAAGACTAAGTAAATATTCTGATAAGTTACTAGATGAGGGACAGAATTATGGTATGGGTTTATACCTACCAAAAATGAGTGATATGACTACTAGATATCATGTTGATAAATTAGTAGATGAATTGTACTCAATGATTAAAGATGGTAAGGATATTGAGACTATACATAAGATATTATCTAAGAAAGCGATTGTAAGATTTGGCTTTACAAGGCTTCCTAATAATGGACACATTATGACAGAGGAAGTAAGTGAAGCAGTAGAGAGTGCTGTAAAGAGAAACGCACCCTTTAAAATCATACAAGATAGTAAAGATATTGAACATGAAATTCACTCTGTTAAACAAGTAATAGAATATTGTGTACAAAGAATTAGGTACGCATTGCAGTATGTAACTAAGAATAAAAGACCTAGTAAATGGCTATATGACAATGAGCTAGAGCGTTGGGCTGTCAAGTACTATAAGTTCCAACCTAAAAAATATGCTCGTAGAGTATACAACATACTAGATAATGATTGGGGTACAAGTTACTACTTCAAAAGGTGGTTACAAGGTATGCCTTCTATTGAAAGAGGTCATATAGGTAAAAACCTCCAAGAAGCAGTAGTACCTAATCATAGCAATGCAGAGGACACTCGTAAACTACTAGAGGATATGCAAGAGTTGACTATGCCGAAGTACATCTCTGAGGATTTATCTAATAAGATAACTCAAAGAGCAGAGACTAACTTTAGGCATGTTGTAGATTACTTATCGCAACAAGGTGGTCGTCATGGTATTGCTAAGTTCCCACCCTTTATAGGTAGAAAACCTATTCGTGAAGCATTACGAAAACTAACAGTAACGCAAGGCGAGTATGGTGTAAAGCCTAGAAATGTACACAGGATAATTACAGATAGAAAAGTATTCAAACGCAGAAACCACATAGCAGGTGGTAGCGTAATGATAGACTGTTCTGGAAGTATGGGATTTAATTCTGATGATGTTACAGAAATAGTAGAATTGTTACCTGCTAGTAATATTGCAGGTTACACAGGGTACGGACATAACAAAAATGGCTTTGATGGTGTCGTAAAAATCATTGCAAAAAATGGTCGTATAGACACAGAAGCTATTGATTATCTACAAAACTATGGACTTAATTCCGTAGACTTTGATGCTCTAAAGTGGCTCGCTAAACAAGAAGAGCCTCGTATATGGGTATCAGACATGCAGGTAGTAGGTGTTAATGAAAATGGTGGTGCAAAAACATTGCACGGCGAAGGCGTAAGTGAAATTATGAGATTCATGGCTATCAATAACATACTACCAATACAAGACATAGAACATGTTAAAGAGTATGCTAGACAGTACTCTAAATTTGTAGGTTAAAGCTACCTAAATCTAGCAATAGATTGAGTATCTAGCAATAGATACCAGAGATAGCTTATAAATACCCCCCTCGTGTGTGGTTGTTCACACATAGGGGGGTATTTTTTTTTGTTTTTTTTTCTATGCATATGCATATACATATAAAAAATTTCTTGATTTAATGCTTGTATATAGGGCGAACGCTGATATGATTACCACATGAGCGATAAGAAAAACATATCAGAGCTAATAGAAATGGCGTATGATAAGAAACAGGGGGGTGTTACTGCATGGTATTTTCAAATACCAGATGAAGTAAAACCATTTATTGAGGGTATAGAGATACTCATTAAACAAGGAAAAAAACCAAACTCAACTGCTGTAAGCAGGATACTATCAGAGGAATATAATTTCTCAGTATCACGAGCTGGTGTTAACAGGTGGCTGACATACTTAAAGGAAGAAAATGAAAAAGAACGAGGAAGCGAAACTAGTTAAACTCTTAGCAGAGGTTGAAAGTGAAAAGGTTACAGACCTAAAGAACACTAACAAGAGACTACTAAGGCAAATAGAAAAACTAAAAGACAAGAAAGCAGACTTAGTGGAAGCAGTATACAAAGGTGCTAAAGATGGTATGTCAACAGTTACACTACCTAAAGTTAAGGCACCACCTAAATCTAAAAGTAAGGGACAAGAAATTTGTGTCCCTTTACTAAGCGATATTCAACTCGCAAAAAGAACAGACACATACGACTCAGAAATAGCCGTTAAGAGAGTCATTAAATATGCAGAGAAAATCGTGAACCTCTCTCAGTTGCAGGGTGCAAACCACACAATAAAGAAGTGTGTTGTACTAGCACTAGGAGACATAGTAGAGGGAGAGTTAATATTTCCTGGACAAGCACATGAAATTGACAGCTCTTTGTATAAACAAGTTACTGTTAATGGACCTACTATGTTATATGAGTTCTTTAGCATATTACTTTCTCACTTTGAGGAGGTTGAATGTTATTGGGTTATAGGTAATCATGGTGCGTTAGGTGGTAGAAGTCGTAAAGACTACAACCCTGAGACCAATGCAGATAGAATGCTAGGTAAGATTATGGAAACTATGTTCAAAGATGAGCCAAGAATGAAGTGGCATATTCCTGAAAAGAAATGGTACACCATTGCTGACTTAGGCGTTAAAGCAAAGTTCTTTTGTTTTCACGGAGACAACATAAGAGGTAGCATGGGCTTACCTTTTTACGGTTACAATAAAAAAATTCTAGGTTGGAAGGCATTAGCAAGTGCTGAACTCATGGAAGATTTTACACACGCAGTATGTGGACACTACCACACACCAACATCTCTTTATCTTAACGATGTGAGACTTTGGGTAAACGGCTCAACTGAAAGTCATAATGGATATGCACTTGAACAGTTAGCTGCAATGGGTAGACCATCACAATTTTGTTTGTTTGTAAAGCCTTCTAAAGGTGTAACAGCAGAGTACCTAGTGAGCTTAGAGGAATAATGATAGAACTTGAAGTTATATTTCAATGGCTAGTATTATTGCTAGTAGGTATATTGATAGGCAAATCTATATAAGGAGATAGTATGGACAAGGAAATACATAAAAAATTAGTAAAAGACTTTCCAAAAAGTGTTGTAAAGAAAGCACCACAGGGTAAGTTTGGGGACTATGTCCCTCATCACATATACACACAACGACTTGTTGATGTTATACCAGGAAAATATAACTTCTCTTATGAAGTTATTAGAGCTAAAGATAATTCTATTATAGGAGCCAAGTGCATACTAGAAATAGAGAAGCTAGGTACAGTTGAGGAAGTCGGAGATGTAGATATGAATGCATTAAAAAGAAATATTACTGAGAGCGAGATACTTAAACTTGCTGTATCAGATGGTATTAAAAGATGTTGCATGAGATTCGGAATCGGATTAGAGCTATGGACAGGTGGTATTACTGAGGAAGAACACTATGCAAACGACAACTCTCAAAAAAAAACTCAACCTGACGCGGTGAAACCACCCTCAGTCCAAGTAAAATCAGATGCAGATAAGTCGCAGGATAGCCTTTCGCCTGCCGTTGAGACCAAGACTTCCTCTGCATCGCAGGTATCTTTAGGTCCTATAAAGGTATTAGAAGATGCAAACTTTTCTACAAAAGACCTGAATCATCCTAATGGAAAAAAAGCTATTGATAATGATGGGTTGTGGTGTCCTTGTGGAACAAAAGTAAATTACATTCCAGAATCACAAAAGACATCTGCAAAAGGACCTGACTTTAGATGTTCTGCTATGGGACAGTGTGAGGTAGGTGATGTAGTTGACGGTAAAAGATTTGCTAAATCTTGGTGGATAGTTGACTATAAAAAAGAAACACCAAAGGTTTGGGGTAACTATGTACAAGCTCTTAATGGTGTAGTAATGCCTACTGCAAAAGGTATGGATGAAATTAAGGAAGGCGAGGCACCTTTCTAATGTTGTATGGAACAGAGAAAGTGTTCTTTAATACATGCATAGATTGTTTCAAAACTTATTTACATGAGTTGCAAGCATATAAAGGACTATGTCAACAATGTGAAAAGGCTTTTGGTGAGAGGATGAATAATGTCGCAAGCGGAAACAGTAGCTGAATTACTAACTACAAACAGGCAAGGTGTTTGTGGAACTGTATTTTTACAACATTACATACCTAGATTCGGTAGTTTAATCTACGATTTAAGACACGAAAAAAAATGGGATATAGTAAAAGAACGTTGTGATTTACATGAACTTATTCTTTTAATTTTTAATATTACTTAGTAATTTGCTTTTTAGCGTATGTCTTGACTACTGCTAATGCAGCACCACCACCAGCTAAAGCAGCTAGTTCTAAGGTATTGGCGTCAAGAGATACTAAAGGTGCGACTACTAAAGCTCCTAGAAACGCTTCTACGAAAGTCCATAGTGTACGTTCTAGCATATCTTTGAGGTCTTCGCTCATTTTATAACTCCATGCTTCATTCCAAGGGGTCCACGCCACATCCTTCTTGAATGTCCCATCAGAGTTTCTTGTTCTCTTAAATTTTTCTAACATTAGTTTATTAACCTTCCTTTAATCATAGCGTTAGTTGTAAGTACATTACCGTTTATCTCTTGTAATTTTTCATAAACAGTATCTGCTAAAACAAGATGGTCTTTAGATTTGTTATCAACAACAGATGTTGGATTAAGTAAAGCATCAATAGTTGTATATTCTATAGTTACTTTCTTACCTTGTAATAATTGATTAGCTACTTTTGTATACATTTTTTTATAAGCAACAGTACTAGAGCCAATAAAACCATCACCAGATACATCTAAATCTTGTTGTGTTTCTCCAACTATTAAACAACCTGATGTATGTTCATCAGTGTTGCCTGTATGAATTAAGATATAAGTAAAGTTAGGTACATCTGTAATATGTAACATACCATAATGTGCATTCTTATATCTCTCTGAATACTTAGCATGGAATCCACCAGTCTTTCTAAATTCTATATTGTATGTTCCTTCAGGTATACATGTTTCATGCATAACTTTTACTGCTTGGTATTGGTCTTCTAATGTATAACACTCAAACAGTCCATCAATAAAAAGCAAACCATTTGTTGCGTCTTTACCGAACTGTGTTCTTACTACTTGTAATTTCATTTTTCTTCTCCACTTCTTCTAACCAAGAGATATGTACTCTTGAACCATCATCTAGTATAACCCAAACATGGTCTTCTTCTTTGTCTTTATCTACCAACACTACCATACTTACAATTACAAATAGTTATATTTGTATAACCGTTTGGGTGTAATGTCGTAGTGCAGTGCTTATCTGCTTTTTGCTTTCTTTGGTTCATTGCCTTTGTCCTTTCTAAACCCTATGGTTAGCAACCATATAACTAAAGTAATTAAAGTCGCAAGACCTGTAACCTGTTGTGCTGAACCAGTCAATGTAAGAGTAGCTATAACTAAACCTACTAAAGTCCAACTAAGATTTAAAGTTTCTTTAATTGCTTCTATAATCCATGACCATAGTTTTTTTAACATTATTGTTTCCTCATTAAAAATGCTGCCATAGAGGCTATTCTAGTCAAAATAACTGGGACTACAACTTCTTGTGCTTTTTCCTTCTGGTCTTGAGTCATGTCGTTTCCAATACTACCTATTGTTATTTCTGAAAAGTCTACATCTACAAAAGTTTCTATTGGATTTTCTAAGAATGTTTCAAACTGTACCTCTGTAACAACGTCAGCTAATGTATAGTTCTCTACATCTGCATTCTCTACAGCTCTTTCAACGTATTCTTCTACAGCTTCAGCTACAACTTCATCTTCTTGTATTGCTTCTGCAATAATTTCAACGTCTTCAGTTTGTACCTGTAATACTTCAGCGACAACTTCAACTTGTTCTTCAGTAAGTATTTCAATATCATTTATAGCTTCCTCTACTACAGCTTGTACAACTTCTTGTACTTCTTCTGACG